CAATGAGTAACGAAATGCTAGAAAAGGTAATTCGTACCACGGAAATCGGTGCCGGTGGTGGTCTTCTCAACCCTGAGCAGAGCAACACTTTCATCGACTACATGTGGGATACAACCGTACTTGCACCACAGGTACGTACTATCCGCATGAAGTCCGACACAATCGAGATTGAGAAGATTGGAGTTGGAAAGCGTCTTATGCGAGTCGCTACTGAGGCTGTTGACGACGGTGCAAACGCCGGAGCAACCTTCAGCAAGATTAGCTTGACGACAACCAAGCTTCGTCTAGACTTCGAGCTTTCAACGGAGTCCCTTGAGGACAACATTGAGGGTGCGGACCTAGAGGACCACATCGCTCGATTGATGGCAACCGCTGCTGGTAACGACCTTGAGGATGTGGCTATTAACGCCGACACAGCACTTACGACAGACCCGCTATTGAAGGCGTTTGATGGATGGTCCAAGCGTGCACGTGCAGGAGGTCACATTGTGGACCAGGCTGGAGCAGGACTTAACCGTTCTGCCTTCAACAAGGCTCTCAAGGCAATGCCACGAAACTTCATGCAGCGTCGTTCACAGTTGAGGTTCTTCGTAGGTTCAAACCTCATTCAGGACTACCTATACTCTCTAACTGACTTGGCTACAACGCCAGAGAACATTGCAGAATCCATGATTCGCAATGGACCAGTCCGTACCGAGGGTGGAGCCGGATTCGTAACTACTTACGCATTCGGACTTCCAGTACAGGAAGTTCCTTCATTCGATGAGACCCGTGTTGGTGACTATGCATCACCAAGCGGTAACCACGGTGACATGTGGCTTACGTTCCCTAAGAACCTTCTATGGGGAGTAAAGCGTGAGATTCAGGTTTACCGTGAGTTCAAGCCTAAGAAGGACACGATTGAGTACACCATGTACACACGTGTTGGTACGCAGATTGAAGAGGTTGACGCCTTCGTTGTTGTAAAGAACATCAAGGTTGCTGCCTGACAATATGCATAAGTGGAACCCCCGACTAGTTCGGGGGTTCTTCTCTTTTGACCCCCAATTCGCCGGATGGTACAATTGGAGAGAATCCTAAGGAGGATATTAATGAGTTTTAACACACTAAAGAAGGACCAGCTTAAGGCAGTTGCAACCGGCTTCGGTCTAGATGTTGCCGATAACGCAAAGGTCGATGAACTTAAGGCTGCAATTGCAGAAGCAGATTACATTCAATGGGATGAAGCAGTAACTCTTCTAAAGAATGAAGGCCTTTGGGAGGAAGAGGACGAGAAGAAGGAAGAGGCAGCCGAGGCTGAGAAGCAGGCTGAACTTGACGCTCGTCCAAAGGACACGCTTATTAGAATGTATCGAGACAACCATTCATACGAGATTAGAGGTTACCGCTTCACTAAGAAGAACCCATACGCTCTCGTAACTGCTGAGGATGCCGAGGCTATTACTGAGGCAGACCCAGACGGATTCCGTTATGCCACACCCAAGGAAGCAATCGAATTCTACGGGTGAATTAAAGAGAGGAGTACTACCAGAGCATGACAATTATTGATTACGAGCAGTTGGGTACGATTGGGACCAACCTACTTCCAAAGCGTTATGACATCAAGATTTATCAGGGCGATACCTTTGAGGTCATTTTGAACTTTAAGGACGCTGGAAACGTTGGAGTGGACCTAACCGGATTTACTGGTCGTGCACAATTCAAGCCTACGACCGGGGCACCAATTGACCTTACAGTCACCACGAATTACAACTCAACGAATGGTGCTGTACGGGTCTATCTTGCCGACACTTCAGCGTTGACCGGCGAGTATTCATGGGACTTGGAGCTAGAAGATGCCGGTGGACGTAAGCGCACCTACATCGGCGGCAAGGTCACTGTTACAGATGACATTACGGAGGTCGTACCTTAATGGCAACTATCTCCGATATCGCGTCTTGGACAATTGCTGATGAAAACATCACCGGTAATGTTGGAGACACCAACCTCACTTTGGTAACGACAGATTTTCATGCAGTCGAAACCCTTGAGGTATCTGCGCCTGCCGATTTTGCTGTCGTTGATATCGGAGTAGTTGGTCTGGGAAACTCTGGTGGTGCTTCCACTCTTGATGACCTAACCGACGTAGCGATTACAACACCTTCAACCGGGCAAGTCTTGAAGTACAACGGAACAAGCTGGGTAAATGATGTTGATGCTACAGGTGGAGGCGCGGGTTCAACAAATCTAAGTTCCAGTGAAACAGCAACAAATGTAGTAGTTGCAAGTGACACTGGAACTGACGCAACAATTCCACCGGCTACAGGAAGTGCAGCCGGTGTTATGTCTGCTGCCGATAAGACTAAACTTGATGGCATTGAAGCCGGGGCTGAAGTAAATGACGTTACTTCAGTTGCCGGAAAGACGGGGGCGGTTTCTCTGGTCAAGGGTGACGTTGGTCTTGCCAATGTAGATAACACCTCAGATGCAAACAAGCCTGTATCCACCGCACAGCAGGCAGCATTGGACGGAAAGCAGCCTCTAGATTCAGATTTGACAGCAATCGCAGGGCTTGCACCGACGAACGATGATATCGTTCAGCGAAAGGCCGGGGCTTGGACTAATCGCACTCCAGCCCAGGTTAAGACAGATTTGGCTCTCACAAAGTCAGATGTAGGATTGGCGAATGTCGATAACACTTCTGACGTAAACAAGCCTATTTCAACGGCTACACAAAGCGCACTTGATGGTAAGCAGCCACTTGATTCAGATTTGACTGCATTTGCTGGTCTTACACCTACAAATGATGACTTCGTTCAGAGGAAGGCTGGAGCATGGACTAACAGAACTCCAGCACAAGCAAAGACCGACCTCGCCCTTACAAAGAGTGACGTTGGACTATCAAATGTAGATAATACGTCGGATGCAAATAAGCCCGTCAGTACTGCTCAGCAAACTGCTCTCGATGGAAAGCAGCCGTTGGATTCTGACCTAACGGCTATTGCAGCTTTGGCCCCGGCAGACGATGCAATCATTCAGCGTAAGTCTAGTGCATGGGTTAGCAGAACAATGGCCCAATTCAAGACAGACCTTGCCTTGACAAAGAGTGATGTTGGTCTAAGCAATGTTGATAACACGAGTGATGCCAATAAGCCAATTAGCACAGCTACCCAAACGGCGCTGGATGCCCGCTTTGTTTGGGCTGATGGAACTAACACTTCTGGAGCACGACCATCAACCAGTAGCAAGGTAATTTGGGTTGGTGGGACAACCCAGCCAACAAATATGGCAACTGGAGATTTGTGGGTTAAGGCATGAGCCTTCTATATGAATGGAGCTTTGACGAGGCCAGCGGAAACGTCCTTGACTCCAGTGGAAACAGTAGGGACTTTGCGCTTACGGGTAACAGCTTTCGCTCTACTGGAACTGATGCTCACACTAATAAGGGTTTGAGTCAGAGTGCTAGTGAAATCCAAAATGGCCCATCTCTCACCGGACTTCAGACATCTAACCGTACGGTTATGTGTTGGGTGAAGAATACTTTGTCAATCACTGGTCACGTACTTGAGCACTATGTAACCTCTCTCGACTCAAGTGCATGGAGTATTTTGTTCCTGAGTGGTAGTTATCATATCCAGGCGCGAAATTCCAGCGGATTCGCTAGAGCATCATTTGCCCGCCCAACCGACAACCTATGGCATCATGTCGCAGGAACATACGATGGAACAAACGTAAAGCTCTACATTGATGCTGTACTCAAGGCAACAGCCGCACTTTCCTCGCCACTTCGTACCGATGCAAATACATTCAGAATTCTCGACAACTCTACGTCATCAACATGGATTGATGATGCCAGGGGATTCGATACAGCCCTGACTCAGACTGAGATTCAAACTTATATGAATACTCCAGTCGGTGGAGCAGCACACACTAAGATTTATTTCCAGAGTGGTGCTGAGGCTTCCGGAGTTTATGAGATGACTGGAAGTGGACTCGTTCAGCGCAACAGCATTATCATCAAGTGACATATGACAAATAAATGGGATGAGGTTATAATTCAGATATGGAAATTTACCGAAACGACACAGCCGCAATTCAGCTAAAGGTGCCGGTCACAGCAGTGGATGGTTCATTCACAGTTACCGCTACCGATGGCGATACGGTGCTGTACACGTTTCCTACGGTCTCCGCAATCACCGGGGGCTATCAGGTAGCATTGCCATTTAGCCTTGTTGACCGTGATAGGAAGTTCACAGTCAATTGGTCATTCAACTACCTTGAAGCATCTGTCTCCAAGGCCTACACAGCAAAGACCTTTGTTGAGGTCGTAACACCATATGTCACCGTTGATGAAATCCGAGATGCGTTGGGAACAATGCCTCCTATGACCGATGCCGAGCTAAAGAGAGTCGAGCGCCGGATTCGAGGGGTTATCGATATGTATACCGGACAAACCTTCGGGCGATACACCGGGTCTTACCGAATTCAATCAACTGGCGACGAAGACCTAATCCTGCCAGCAAGACTGATTAGCTTGACAGGCGTAGCAGGAGCACAATTCACCGACGTTTCTTATTACGGCGCTCGTGGAGATGGATGGTACTTGGGGCGCTCTGTTCCGGCTTACGATGACGGAAGTTACGAATCAACAGGAGTTATTTCGTACCCAGGAACCGTATGGCGAAACCTCTGGCAGGATAACGTTTGGTACACCGTCACAGGAGATTGGGGCTACGAAGACGTTCCTACGAATGTCAAGGAAGCCGCGCTAATTCTCATTGAGGACAATATCTGTCCTGACTCTGAGTACAGAGACCGCTACATTGATGGCGTCAAGACGGCTGACTATCAGTACACCTACACAACTAATGCATTTAGGGGCACGGGTTCAGTAATTGCAGACCAGCTATTGGAGCCATACCGTCGTCCAAGTCTTGCGGTGATTTGATGAGATGCCTAACTGGTGCACGTTACAACATGCTAGTTGACGTGCTTCACGAGACTGTTCGATACGACCCGGATTCCGGAGAGGTTCGTAAGTCATGGACCTTGGCAAAAGAAGCAGTTCCTTGCACATTCCACGGAATCCTTGAGGGTGGAATTCGTGTTGCCGGTACAACTGAGCGATTCGGCAATATCTACGAGAACATCGACTGGGCAAAGATGGAGTTTTACTCAGGCGAGCCAATCACTAAGCGTAGTCAGATTACTAATGTTCGTAATCTGCGCGGGGTTGTCATCTGGCGAGAAGAAGAGATGGATGGTGCACCTCCAACAGTATTTGATGTCCAAGGTGTAACACCAATTGTAGATTCTATGGGAAACAACTCCGAAAATACTGCTCTACTACAGAGGCATGAAATTCAGTGAGTGGAATCAACTTTACCGCTGACACCAGCGAAGCCAACTACTTGACCGGATTCCTGAAGGGTGTTTCTGAGCAAATCAGAACAGACCAGCACATGGGTCCGGTCTTGAAGTATGTCCACGCAGAGTTGGCACAGGCCTTTGATGATTACATGACGGCAGTTTCAACTGCCGACCCAAGTCGATTCCACCACGTATATGAATGGAACCAAATCGGCAATCCACAGGCAAAGTTGTGGAAGAACGTTCTTAGAGGTCAGGGTGGAAATCGAACGGCTACATGGACATGGCGAGCGTCAAAGACGATTGTCCCGGTTACTGCTGAGGCACAAGATGTTGGAGTTGAGGCAGTTCACATCTTCGTCTGGAAGGCACCGGTAATGGAATATGCGACAAACATTACTATTAGGCCATCAAGAAAGACAGGCTTGGCTTTCTTCACTGGACCGACTTCAGACGATGGTCGTTGGGAACTTCGATTCACGAAGAGCCCAATTGATGTTCAAAATCCCGGTGGTGCACAGGTTAAGGGAGCCTTCACCGCAGCATTCCTTGAGTGGTGGTCAGAAACAGGTGGGGCGGGAGCAGAGTTCTCACGCAGAATTCGCCGGGTTCTGGAGCAGGATTTTGCAAATATGCCAAATACCTTTAAGAGAGGTACTAGAGTAAGAACAAAGACCTTTAGTATTACCGGAGAGACAGCAGGCCATAAGGCTGCACAAGCATGGCTAAGGGCACGAGATAACAAGTACATCGAGATGGCGGCAGCGCGGTCTCGAATGATGGGAGATGATAACGATGGCTGATTACACTTCAATTGGAACTTACCAGTTGAACCGTTGGCTCGTATCAAAGCTAAAGGACTTGACTTGGATTAACGACTCAACTGGCAATCAAGAAAAGGTTTTCAAGGCATACACGATTGCCGGGGGTTCTTCACCAGTGCCGCCATTGGCTCAGGGAGCACCACTCCCAGACCAAATCAACCTTGCCGGTGGACCACCATTCATCGTATTCAGTTATTCAACGGGAGCCGGGGTCTCTTGGGAGCTTAAGCGCGAACAAGCAGCGTACGTAATCTGGGACGCCAACACCTTGCGCTTGAGAGTAATCCAGAATTACATGAACGACCTGCTCAGCAGGTACGAATGGACCGCAGAAGAAGTCAATGACTATTTGAATTCAACCTCTGTGTCTCCATTCGACTTCAAGTATGTGCAGGTAACAACTGCAACCAGTCCAGACCCGGCTATTAGTGAGCAGGGTCGCCAAAAGGGATTGATTGTCGCAGCGTTTGAGTACACCAGGGCGATGGACCAGCGTGGAATGCGGTCCTAGTTCGCTTTTTAAAGAATGTCAGGCTACTCTAATGATAGAGGAAATTGCCTAGCCAGCATTACCAAATTTGATGGAGGTGACATAAAAACATGACATATCAGGTACGTAACATTATCATTGGTGCCGCTGCAATCTACCTTTCCGCAAAGGACAGCACGCAGGCAGGATGGGTTGCCGCAACTGGAACTGCCGCTACTTCTACCAAGGAGGAGATTCTAGCAGGACAGAATGGACCATCTCTACCTAAGGTTGCATCCGGTTCACTAGTCACAGGATTGGACGCTGACGCTGATTTCAAGCACGTCGGATTCACTTCTGAGGGACTTGAGATTTCCTATGAGCCAGACTACGGTGACGTAGAGGTTGACCAGTTGCTCGACTCCGCAAAGCTTTTCAAGCAGAGCATGCGAGTTACTGTTAACACCACGTTCACAGAGGCTTCCCTTGAGAACTTGCTAGTTGTTTGGGGTCAGGGTGCAACTACCCTTACTTCAAGCGGAACTGACACGACTCTCGGATTTGCCGCTGGTGCACTTGGTGATGAGCCAACTGAGCGTGCCCTTGTTGCTGTTGGCCCAGGGCCACGTACAGCAGCCGGTGCAAAGCGTGAGCGCGTATACCACGCTCGCCGTGTTCTCTCCGTTGAATCATCCAGCCAGGCACTTCGTCGTAACGAGGCTACGGTATTCCCAGTTTCCTTCCGACTA